ATACTGCACTTGCAAGACCAAGTTTAAATATGTGGATTGGCGGTCAAAATTTTAATAATTCTTTAAATCAACCAACAATTAGAGAATGCGCTTTTGCTTCTATCGGTGATGGTTTGCTTGATTCAGAAGCAGCTAATTTTTATACTGCAGTACAAAATTTCAACACAAGCCTTTCCAGACAGGTTTAAACACTTAAACTATGACATACGTAGGACTATTAACAGAATCACAAAAAGATAGCTTGGTCGGTCAGCTTTATGATGAGGACAGCTATTTCAACCCAATCCAAGACCTGGAGGAAAACTGGATAATTTCAGTTGAGGAAATGGAATTTTGCGTTAATCCTGAATTTATGTGGGTAAAAGATTTGCCTTTGATAGAATATAAACCTAAACCATCGCCACCATTCCCTCCAGTAGAATAATGAAACAATTTCAACAGATACTCAAAGACAAAGGTTACTATTCAGGTAACATCGATGGCATAATCGGGCCTCTTAGCCTTGCAGGAACAAAGCAATTTGTCGATGCAGAGATGGATAAGCGTGGATGGGTAAAACCTGTCAATGACTTTGTGTGGATTCGCACAGACCAAAGCTTCGATAATAAGTTCTCAGACTATGTTGTTCGATTTTCGAACAGAAATGCCGATATGATTTTACCGTGCTCTACTACTCCTGGAGACTTTTATATCTTCAATCCGCTCACAGTTGGTGGAATTACAGGAGCAGCAGTAGCCTGTGAACAGCAAGTCATCGCATCTCACAGATTTATGACTTCCCCGAATTGGAAATCACTTTGGTTAGGTGCCCCATACTTCTTCCAAGCAGGTGCTATTGAGATATACAGAGACGGTAATAAGGATAGAAAGCTAGATACTGCAATTAAAACTAAAGGACATTTTGGAATAAACTTCCATCGTGCAGGTGCAGGCTCATTTGTCGATAACTGGTCGGCAGGCTGTATGGTCGTGCCTGACAATAGATGGTTTGAAGCTATCAAAATATTTTACCCTAATCAGCTAATAAACTTTACGTTAATCGAATTATGAGATGCTCGGTGGATTACTTGATGAAGATGAGAGAAAGTATTTATTAAATAAATATTATGTCGAAGGTCATATTTTTACTCCATTAAGAATAACAAATGGAAATTGGATATTACCTTTGTATCAGATTCATTACAATGAAAACATTGATTGCTGGTGGGTAAAATATCTCCCTATTATTGAATACAAATTATAAGAACCATGAACGTACTCTTTCTTCAAGCAGAACCACTCCCCTCGTATCTGACATCACTCGCAAATTATGGAGTCCTTGGCATTTTTGCCATCCTAATGATTGCCTTAATTTACTTCATGGGTAAGCAGTTCTTTGTATGGCACAAGAAAAATGAGAATAGAATACAAGAGCTTGAGAAAAAACTTGAAGAATATTTATCAGAGGACAGATCAAAACTTCTAGAGACAGTAGCATCAAACAACCATGTGATTGAGAACAATACGTCAATGATGAAAAAGCTCCTGAATCTCGTTGAAAGAATGGAAAAATCATACTAATATGAAGGAAAGAAAAAAGTTTAAAGATACAAAAGTAGGTAAGTTTCTTTCGGAGAAAGCTCCAAAGATTCTTCAAACTATAGGCGACATTCTTCCAAGTAATGGGAGTCTAGGTATCGTAAAGAATATCATAAATCTCTCTGATGAATTAACTGACGAGGATAAGGAGATTGTAACAAAGGAGTTAATTGAAATGGAGCAGATAATGCTCAAGGATAGAGAATCAGCAAGAAATAGAGAAATAGAGATAGCAAAAATTCATAAATTTGATTTTTTATTCTATCTTACAGGGCTAGTAGGTCTAGCAGCATTTTGTTTTATGATTTATGCAATCGTTTACCTTACAATACCAGTAGATAACAAAGAGGTGTGGATTCACCTTATCGGTATTACTGAGGGTATTGTAATCTCAATATTCGGTTATTATTTTGGTAGTTCAATTAAAAGAAATTCAAATTAAATCAAATGGAAAAGAATTACGTTTTGCAAGAAGAGCTTGACAAGATTCAAGCAATGAATAATGAGTTTGCTAAAGCAAAGATGGCATTAGGAGAACTAGAGCTAAACAAGCAAGGTATCCTAGGTCAGATTAACGCTATGCGTCAGGAGTTCTCTGAATATGAAAGAATACTAATTTCAAAATATGGCCAAGACTCTGTGATAAATTTACAAACAGGGGAGGTCACCAAAAAAACATAAATAATGGCAAAGATAAGTACATACGCTACTACAGCACCGGCTCTTGGTGATATGCTTATTGGTACAGATGTTAATGACATGAACAGTACTAAGAATTTTACTATAGGAAGTTTGTTGTCGATCCCTGGATCAACAACATACGTTCCATATACAGGAGCGAATGCAAATGTAGATTTAGGCGCATGGCAGTTAAAGGCAAATAGTATATACTCTGTTCTAGCCGAAATCGAGTTCATTAATTCAATTACAGATGACTTTGAAATAAAGGACCAAGGCAGTAACTTCCCTGGATTAAAATTAGACTTTAATAATGGCATTTATTATCTAGGAGATAGTGCAGGATTTGGTAATAGCACATATATATCTGTTGATGATGTAAATCAAGAGATAGAGTTAAGTCAGGCTTTAAAGGTCAATGGGACAGTTGGGACATCAGGAAATCTTCTTATAAGCCAAGGAGCAGGGCTCCCACCAACTTGGACGGCTCCAGGATATCTGACTCCTGTTTATGGTTCATTCTATGATACCACAGTTCAGGGGACAGCTGGTACAACACAAGAACTAATGCAGTTCAACTCAACCGACCTGTCTTATGGCGTGTCAATTGTAAATGATGCTTTTGGAGATCCTAACGAAATAACATTTGCTCAGGCAGGGATTTATAATATTCAGTTCTCTGCACAGCTTAAAAAGATAGGTGGAGCAGGAGCTACTATTTTCTACATATATCTAATAAAAGATGGAATTGCTGTTCCGAACTCAGCTACAGCAGTAACGCTTGAAAATAATGGAGACTTATTGGTTGCTGCATGGAACTGGTACATTGACATTCCAAGCACTCCATCTTACTGCCAAATAGGTTGGTATACAAATAATGCTAATGGAGAATTGCATTATGACGCATCACCTGTGGTTGGTATTCCAGCTATCCCATCAATAATATTGACAGTTAATAAAATAGCATAATGGATGTAAGAAAGATATCGATAGGTGCTGATTATAAGAACGCAATGCATTATGTTGTCGGGCAGAAAGTCTTAGGCGACACTAATGAGATACATCTTATAAGAAGAGACCAATCGGGATCTATCCGAATCTACATAGTAAATAAGAAGCAGGAAATAGTCCTGTGGAAAGAGTTTAATGATACAATTCCAATTTCAATCGAATTTAATATAGATTTTTAATGAAATCACCGACTCAGTTTATAGTAAAGCCTGTAAATGGGAGTCGATATAACAACACAAAAATCATAGCCGGTGTTGAGTTCATTGTAAACACCTCTGAGGAGGAGTCAAAGTTCTCAAATCGTTATGCTGAGGTTATAGAGACACCTATAGATTACAGCGGTCCAATAAGACCAGGTGACACCTTAATCGTCCACCATAATGTCTTTAAGTTCTACAATGACATTAAGGGTAGACGCAAAAGCGGTAAGAGCTTTTTCAAGGAGGACCTGTTCTTTATTGATGAAGAGCAGTTTTTTTTATATAAAAGTGATGGCAAGTGGCAAGCATATGATAGGTATTGTTTCGTAAAACCTATCCCTGCTGAGAAGAGTTATATAGTAAAGCCGTTCACACTTGAGCCTTTAATGGGTACAATGAAGTACCCTAATGAATATTTAAAAAGTAAAGGTGTCAACGAAGGAGATACCGTGTGCTTTGCCCCTAACGGTGAGTACGAATTTGAAATTGATGGTGAAAAGCTATATAGGATGTATGACCATTTTGTGACAATGAAACTTAATCCGGTATGAGCAACAGAGAGCTAAAGCTTAAAATAATAAACTCTGGATACAAGGCCATAGAGGAATTGATAAAGGTTGCAGAGGAAAGTATCATCACTCAGGAAGAGGGCGATATATCAGCAGATAAGTTAAAGAATGCAGCAGCATCCAAAAAGTTGGCAATATTTGATGCATTCGAAATACTCAGCAGAATAGAATCCGAGAAAGAATCTCTTGATTACATAGAAAGAGGTATTAGTAAAGTAGACTCAAAACAAGGCTTTGCAGAAAGACGATCAAAATAGACTTTATTATGTCGTGAAGGATTTAATTCCTTTAAATGCGATTACTAATAAAAATAGAGTTCGCTCTTGGCTGTACGGTTACAATGAGCAGTATGACGTTGTCGTCATCTCAAAGAACGGTCAGATAGGCGAGGTTATAAATATCTCAGGGGTAAACATAGCCCTTCCTCCTGCACCAGAGAACTGCCGCAAAAGGAGTGACTCAAAAGCAGAACAATATTGGGAGCGTGTTCCTGTACCTAAAGAACTTGAGAAGATAAACTCAATCTTCCAATGGAATGAAAAGCCAAACGAGTTCAAAAATAAATGGGTTGACTATATAGAGAATGAGTTCGATTATCGGGAACAAGGGTATTGGTTTATGAATAATGGGACTCCTTGCTATATCACAGGGTCTCATTATATGTACCTGCAATGGTCAAGCATTGACGTAGGATATCCAGATTTCCGAGAAGCGAATAGAATCTTCTTCTTATTTTGGGAGGCTTGCAAAGCGGACCCAAGATGCTTCGGGATGATATACCTCAAGATAAGACGCTCAGGTTTCTCGTTTATGTCATCCTCCGAGTGCGTAAATCTCGCAACACTAGCAAAGGACGCTCGCTTAGGTATCTTGTCAAAGACAGGTGCCGATGCCAAGAAGATGTTTACCGACAAGGTGGTCCCAATCAACAACAAGCTGCCGTTCTTCTTCAAGCCAATAATGGATGGTATGGACAAGCCAAAGGTAGAGTTGGCGTTCCGCGTTCCGGCATCGAAGATTACCAAGAAGAATATGCACGAGGTCAATAACAATGACATAGTCGGATTGGATACTACTATTGACTGGAAGAATACTGAGGAGAACTCTTATGACGGTGAGAAGCTATTATTCCTAGCTCATGACGAATGTTATGCTCCAGAAACAAAAATACTAATGGAAGATTTTTCTTTCAGACAAATAAAGGATATAAACATAGGAGATAAAGTTATAGTTGATGGAGGTAAAATAAAAACTGTCGTAAAGAAAACTAGTGGTAAAACGGATAGGTATATTGTAAAACAACCTTATGGAGAAGATTATATTGTTACTAAAAATCACAGATTAGTATTTAATGAATACAAAAAAGGTGAGGTAATAATGAATCCAGAAGAGTATATAAATAGCTCAAAGTTTAGGAAGCAGCATCTAACAAGAGTAGTATCAAGGGGCATACAATCAGAAGATTGCTTCAATGGAATACCCCCATATTTATTAGGTCTATGGCTAGGAGATGGAAGACAAAGTTCTTTTACGATATTGGTAAACAAAGAAGAAGAACCAGAAATATTAACTTATTTAGGAAGACTTGCACAAATTAAAAATATTGAGTTTGATTTAAGAAAATCAACTTGTAAAAAAATAGTTGAATTTGCATTCAAGGGAATAAATAAATCTTTAAGAGATATAGGAGTTTATAATAATAAACACATTCCAGAAGAATATATTAAATCTTCAATAGAATGCAGGCTTCAATTATTAGCAGGTATTATTGAAACGGATGGATATTCTGATAAGAAAAAAGGAATTATATCTATAGGAATGAGCAGAGAAAAACTTATTGAACAAATAAGATTTATAGCTTTATCTTGTGGTCTTAGTTGTAGTAAGATTAAATGCAAAAATACAAATTTTGGTGCGAAATCTTACAATATAAGTATATCTGGAGATTTATCAATTATACCTCTTATAACTAAAAAGAAATCATTCGAAGAATATTTTCCAAAAACAAGAGGAAGAAGAAATAAAGTATCTGTAGAATATCTTGATCAGGGTGAATATATAGGTATTCAAGTAGATGCCGAAAACGATAACGAAAGAAGATTGATACTTGGAGATTTTACAGTTAGTATGAATAGTGGAAAATGGGTCAAGCCAAATAACATTCTTAACAACTGGCGTGTAACAAAAACGTGTTTGCGTTTGGGTAGCAAGATTATAGGCAAGTGTATGATGGGGTCTACCTCAAATGCCTTGAACAAGGGTGGTGACAACTTTAAGTCCTTGTACTATGACTCAAATGTAGAGAACAGGAATGCTAATGGTCAGACAAAGAGTGGGCTATACGCCTTGTTTATCCCGATGGAATGGAATATGGAGGGCTTTATTGACAAGTATGGTATGCCTGTATTCAGGAAGCCTGAGAAACCAATAGAGGGAGTAGATGGTGGCAAGATATCAAATGGAGCGATTGACTACTGGGAGAATGAGGCAGCGTCACTAAAGAATGATGCCGATGCGCTGAACGAGTTCTATCGTCAGTTTCCAAGGTCAGAGTCCCATGCATTTAGAGATGAGAGTAAGCAGGCGATATTTAACCTGACTAAGATATATCAGCAAATTGATTACAATGACTCGTTAATTAAGGAGCAGTATTTGACAAGAGGGTCATTCTCATGGAAAGACGGAATTAAAGACACAAAGGTTGTATGGACTCCAAATAAACATGGAAGATTTTTAATTAGCTGGTTCCCTCCTGCGCATTATGCGAACAATGTGCATACAAGGAATGGAATGAAGTATCCAGGGAATGAGCATTTAGGGTCTTTTGGATGTGACCCATATGACATCTCAGCAGTTGTTGGAGGAAGAGGGTCAAGTGGATCGCTGCATGGGATGACAAAGTTCCACATGGATGACGCTCCAGTTAATGAGTTCTTTTTGGAATATATAGCAAGACCACAAACAGCAGAGATATTTTTTGAAGAGATACTTATGGCTTGCGTTTACTACGGAATGCCAATACTTATAGAGAATAATAAACCAAGGTTATTGTACCATTTTAAGAATAGAGGATACAGAGGATTTTGTATGAACAGACCAGACAAGCAGTTGAACAAGTTGACAAAGACAGAGCGAGAGCTAGGTGGTATACCTAACTCATCTGAGGATGTCAAGCAGTCTCATGCCTCTGCAATCGAGTCATACATCGAGAAGTTTATAGGATTTGATTATACCGGTGCATATAGAGAACCTGACGTAATTGGCAATATGCCATTTACAAGAACACTTGAAGATTGGGCAAAGTTTGATATAAATGACAGGACTAAATTTGACGCTGCAATCAGCTCAGGATTAGCAATTATGGCAAATCAGAAACACCTTTATATGCCAGAAAAGAAAGAATCAAAAATAATTATTAACTTTGCCAGATATACAAACGATGGGTTAACAAGTCAAATAATGAAATGAAAGATATAATCATAGACATACAGTACTCGGACTTCCCTAGCCAATGGGCAACTGACGCAGAGAAAGCATCAGAAAGCTATGGGCTTCAAGTAGGACAAGCTATTCAATATGAGTGGTTTAGAAAGGATGGGACATCTTGCAGATACTACAGCAGATGGAGAGAGTTCCACAAGCTTAGGCTCTATGCAAGGGGTGAACAGTCGGTAGCAAAGTATAAGAACGAGCTAGCGATTGATGGAGATTTGTCTTATTTGAATATCGACTGGACTCCTGTTCCTGTTATACCAAAGTTTGTTGACATCGTAGTGAACGGAATGGCTGACAGGTTATTCAAGCCAAAGGCGTATGCTCAAGATGCTATGTCATTGGCAAAGCGCAATAAGTACCAGGACATGATAGAGACCCAGATGATTGGCAAGCCAATATTTGAGACGATTCAAAAGTTCACAGGTGCCAATCCATTTGTTACGGACCCGAACACGCTACCTGAGAATGACGAGGAGCTGTCATTGTATATGCAAATAAATTACAAGCCTGCAATTGAGATAGCAGAGGAGGTAGCAATAAACACAATATTTGACGAGAACCACTACTACGACACAAGAAAGCGCTTAGACTATGACATGACTGTACTTGGTATAGCAGTAGCAAAGCACGAGTTCTTGCTAGGTGAAGGCGTAAGGGTTTCATATGTTGATCCGGCTAATGTGGTCTATAGTTATACTGAGGACCCATTCTTTGAGGACTGCTTCTATTGGGGCGAGATTAAAACTGTGCCTCTTACAGAGCTGTATAAAATCAATCCAAAACTAACAAAAGATGACCTACAAAAAATCTCACAATACAGTCAATCTTGGTACGATTACTACAATGTTGCAAGATTCTATGAGAATAGCTTGTTTAGTAGGGACACTTGCACTCTGCTATATTTTAACTATAAGACAACCAAAAAGGTAGTCTATAAGAGAAAGACAACCGATACCGGTTCTGTCAAGATGATACCAAAGGACGATACGTTCAATCCTCCGGCAGAGATGATGGAGGAGGGTAATTTCGAGAAGGTAGAGAAGACCATTGACGTATGGTATGAAGGTGTTATGGTAATGGGTACTAACTACTTGATTAAATGGGAGATGGCCGAGAATATGGTCAGACCAAAGTCATCAACACAACACGCAATGCCAATGTATGTGGCTTGCGCTCCAAGGATGTATAAGGGCGTTATTGAGTCATTAGTTAGAAGGATGATACCATTCGCTGACTTGATTCAAATCACCCACCTAAAGCTACAGCAAGTCATTAACAGAGTTGTGCCTGATGGTGTGTTTATTGACGCTGACGGTCTCAATGAAGTTGACCTAGGTACAGGTGCCGCATATAACCCTGAGGATGCACTAAGGCTCTACTTCCAAACAGGTAGTGTTATCGGTAGAAGCTTCACTCAGGATGGTGACTTCAATAATGCTAGGGTGCCAATCACTCAGCTAACGTCAAACTCAGGAGCAGCGAAGACACAAATGCTCATCGCCAACTACCAGCATTATATGGACATGATTAGGACCGTAACAGGTCTTAATGAGGCGAGAGATGGGTCAACACCTGACCCGAACTCTTTGGTTGGTCTACAGAAGATGGCAGCGCTCAACTCAAACACAGCAACAAGACATATCCTTGAGAGTGGTTTGTTTATCTACAGAAGACTAGCTGAAGCAATCACCTACAGGGTGTCTGACATCTTAGAGTACTCAGACTTTAAAGAGGACTTTGCTATGAGGATTGGTAGGTATAACACCTCTATCCTAAATGACATCAAGGACTTGTACCTATATGATTTTGGTATATTCATTGAGGTCACTCCTGACGAAGAGCAGAAAGCACAACTTGAGGCCAATATACAGGTGGCATTATCGAAAGGGGACATCAACCTTGAGGATGCGATTGACATCAGAGAGCTTAAAAATCTCAAGCTAGCCAATCAGCTACTGAAGCTCAAGCGAGTTAAGAATGCTGAGAGAATGGAGCAAATGATGATGCAAAAGCAGGCGATGCAATCACAGCAGCAGTTGCAATCTCAGCAGATGGCAGCCGAGATGGCAGTACAAAAGATACAACTTGAAGCCCAGTCAAAGACAATGGTTATCCAGGCAGAGATAGAGGGACAAATGAAGAAGATGGAGTTTGAAGCAGGGATTAAGTCTAAGCTGATGGCAGAGGAGTTCCAATACAATATGAAGATGCACGAGATGCAGTCAAGTTTACTGACAAGTAGAGAAACTAAAAGAGAGGAGGAGAAGAATAAGCGTATAGGTATTCAGAACACTCAGCAGTCAAAACTGATCAATCAGAGAAAGAATAACCTACCTCCACTTGACTTCGAAAGCAATGAAGATAGCTTAGATGGCTTTGATTTAGCAGAATTTAATCCAAGATAATACTACATAATAAATTTTTTTATAAATTTGCAAATAATTAAAATAAAATCAAATGGAATTTAAAGCAGTAAGAGTATTAGACTCAACAGAACCCAAGAGTGTACAAGAGGTCGAAAAGGAACTTCTTGAGAAGCACGAGCAGTCATTATCGCAAGAAGTGCCGCAGGAAAACTTCTCTATGCCACAGCAGGAGGTTGAGTTAAGAGAAGAAGACGTTCTTTCATATATAGGTAAAAGATACAATAAGCAGATTAGCTCATTCGATGAATTGATGGCTGAGCGTAACAGCTCAGAGGAGATGCCAGAGGATGTCGCTGCTTATATGAAATATAGAAAAGACACAGGAAGAGGATTTGAAGACTTTCTCAAGTTGAAGAAAGATTTCGATTCTGTTCCGGAAGAACAGCTGCTCAAGGAGTACTTGTTATCTACACAAGAGGGTCTTGACGAAGATGACGTTGAGATGATGTTGGATGAGTACAGGTATGACGAGGACCTTGATGACGAGTCTTATATTAAGAAGACAAAGATATCAAGAAAGAAAGCTGTTAATGAGGCAAAGAAGTTTTTCAACTCTCAGAAGGAGATGTATAAAATGCCCCTTGAGTCAAGTACGGCAGGTATGTCTCAGGAAGAAAAAGAGGAGTTCAATGCTTATCGTCAATATATGCAACAGGCTAAGACGATCGAGGAGGAAAATAATCGTAAGCGTCAATGGTTTGAACAAAAAACCAATGAGGTATTTGATGGTAATTTCAAAGGTTTTGAATTTAGCGTCAATAACAAAAAGCTTAATTTTAATCCTGGGGATGCTAATGAGCTTAAAAAGTTACACTCAAATCCATCAAGCTTTATCGGTAAGTTTATCGATGAGAGTGGTTTGATTAAGGATGCAGGTGGATACCATAAGGCTTTGGCTGTTGCAATGAACCCTGAGAGGTTTGCCAAGTTCTTCTATGAGCAAGGTATGACTGATGCAGTAGATGACTTTATGCGTAAGACTAAAAATGTAAATATGTCTGAGCGTAGGGCAAATGAGACAACGAAGGGGAATGATGGGTTTCAGGTTAAAGCGGTTAATCCTGACCATGGAAAAAGCTTAAAAATCCGCAGCATAAAAAAATTGTAGACAAATTAAAAATTTAAAAAATGCCAGGTTCAATATTACCAAATCCTACGTTTCGCTTACAACCAGCAGCGGAGCAATTGGCTTTACAACAAAATTACATTACCGACTTTGAGTTCTTGAATCAGTATCTTCCTGATACTTATGAGAAGGAATTTGAGCGTTATGGTAACAGAACAATTGCATCATTCTTGCGCCTTGTAGGTGCTGAGATGCCTTCAAACTCTGACCAAGTAAAATGGGCTGAGCAGGGTCGTTTGCACATCAAGTATACTAACTGTACAGCTACAGCAGTAAGTACAACTACATCTACTTTTTCAGTAGCTGCTGTAGCAGGTGATCCTGCTTCTGTAGCTATTAGAGTTGGACAGACTGTATTTATTCAGATAGATACAAGTGCCACGCCTACTAATGTTGGTAAATCCTACAAAGCTATCGTTACAGCTGTTACTCAAACAGGTAGCCCAACTGTAGCTGGTACTTTCGCTGTAGCTTACTATAACGATCCATCAACTGTTACAATTGCAGCTACTGATGTTTGTACTGTATTCATTTATGGTTCTGAGTTCAGAAAAGGAACAACAGGCATGGTAGGTTCTCTTGATGCTGAAGATGTAATTTTCTCTAACAAGCCAATCATCCTAAAAGACCGTTACGCTGTAAATGGTTCTGATATGGCTCAGATTGGATGGGTTGAAGTAACAACTGAGAACGGTGCTACTGGTTACCTTTGGTACTTGAAGTCAGAACACGAAACTCGCCTTCGCTTTGAGGACTACCTTGAAACATCTATGATTGAAGCTGTACCTGCATTTGCAGGATCTGGGGCTGCTGGTGTTTTAGGAGCAAACTCAGGGTCTGAGGGTATCTTTTATGTTGTAAACCAACGCGGTAACGTATGGGGTGGTGGTACGCCAACATCTCTTGCTGATTGGGATTCAATCGTACAACGTCTTGACAGACAAGGAGCTATTGAGGAGAATGTATTGTTTGTAAATCGTCAATTGAGCTTTGACATTGACGGTATGCTTGCAGGTCTTAACGGTGCAAGTACTGTAGTTGGCGCTCCTTCTTATGGTGCTTCTTACGGTCTATTTGACAATGACGTAACTATGGCTTTAAATCTTGGCTTCTCAGGTTTCAGACGTGGTTATGACTTCTACAAATCAGATTGGAAGTACTTGAACGATCCAACTATGCGTGGCGGTCTTTCTACAAATGCTGCTGCCTTTGGTACAGTTACAGGGCTTTTGGTTCCTGCCGGTTCAACTTCTGTTTACGACCAGATTATGGGCAAAAACGCTAAGCGTCCATTCCTTCACGTTCGCTATCGTGCAACTGAGTCTGAGGATCGTAGATATAAGACTTGGATTACAGGGTCTGCTGGTGGTGCTGCTACTAGCGACTTGGATGCAATGGAAGTAAACTTCCTTTCTGAGCGTTGTGTTTGTACCCTTGGTGCTAACAACTTCGTTTTGTTTAGATATGGTTAATAAGGTGAATAATGGGGAGTGTCTTATGGCACTCTCCTTTTTTTTAAATTAAATCAAATTAAATATATGTCTGAGTTAAAGAAAATGGTACCTACTGATAAGGTATATAGATTAAAAGGCGATTCATCCCCATTGTCATACACGTTAGCATCAAGAAATCATCCAAGGTTCCCTTTGATGTGGTATGATGAGAAGAACAATGTAAACAGAGCGCTAAGATATGCATCAAACCAAAAGTCACCATTTGAGGATGAGCAAGATGGGAACGCAATTTTAGAGCCTATTATTTTTCAAGATGGGATGTTAGCTGTTCCTAAATCAAATCCTGTTCTTCAGGCATTTATGCATTACCATCCAATGAATAACAGAATATTCGAAGAGGTAGATAAAGAAAAAGAGGCATTTGAAGAAGTTGAAGACTTAAATATTGAGGTAGATGCATTGATTGCCGCTAGAAATTTAAGCATAGAGAAGCTTGAGATTATGACAAGGGTACTATTCGGTAAAGACCCATCGGTTATCTCAACAGCAGAACTAAAAAGAGATATGCTTATTTTTGCCAAGACTAATCCTAGAGATTTTATGCAAACCATAAATGACCCTGAGTTAAACTACCAAGGCAAGATTATGCTATTCTTTGAAAAGAGACTATTAGCTCTCCGTAATAATGACAGAGAGATTTGGTTTAGTACACCATCCAACAAAAAGAAAATGTGTTCAATACCATTCGGTGCTGACCCATATGATTTTGCTGGACAGTTCTTACAAAGTGACGAAGGTCTTGATGCGCTAAAGATGTTAGAGACATACTTATCGTAGTCAAGTGAAAATATTTTAGAGTTATAGTAAGAGAGGGTGTAAATATATGCCCTCTTTTTTTTACATTTGTAAAAAAATAGAGAATGATCAACTCAGTAAGAAATACAGTGCAGTCTGTTCTGAACAAGAACAACTATGGGTACATCTCACCGGCTGACTTCAACCTGTATGCATTGCAAGCTCAGATGGAGATATTTGAGGATTACTTTGCCGCATACAACAAGGTTATAAATATGGAGAATGGGCGCATGGCAGGCACTGACTATGCAGACTTAGAGCAACCTATAGCAGAGCTGCTAGAGACGTTTATTGCTACTGAGTTCCTTGTACCAAGCCCTGCGGCATCAGGTTACATAGGTAATAATTTCTTTGCTCCATCGCTAACAACAACAGGGTCAGATTACTACTTGATAAATAGAGTCAACTGCTACACTACTGTGTTGGCATCAGGAACAAACACAGGTACACTTCCTGCGTTCCAATTGATTGATGCTACTGCGAACTTTGTAACGGCAGGCGTATCTGTTGGTGACGTAGTTGTCAATACTACGCTCTATGAGGGCGCATTTGTAACAGGTGTATCGGCTACAGCCCTTGATATAACAGATAATATCTTTACAGCTATAGGTCAAGATTATAAGGTATACAAGGCATCAGCAATCAGCGAGGCTGAGAAGGTGACAATGGGTAAAATACTTATGTTAAACCAGTCATTGCTCACCGCTCCATCTACTCAGTACCCTGCTTATACACTGGCAAATAGTAATATTCTCACTGTGTATCCAGTTAGCGTGTCAGGCTACGGTGCTGTACAAGCGGTCTACTTTAGATACCCTACGCCACCAAAGTGGACATATATCTCACTCGCTAGTGGTGAGCCTGTTTTTGATCAAACGCAGCCTGACTACCAAGACTTTGAGCTACCACTTGAGGATGAGTACAAGCTTGCAATGAAAATATTACAGTACTGCGGCATTAGCATTAGAGAGACTGAGGTGGCTCAATTTGCTATGTCTCAAGAGCAACAACAATCAGCAAATTCATAACAGATGGCATATATATCAAATTTTCAGTACTATACCAACAATGGCAATAATCCAACGGATGCCAATTGGGGGTCGTATCAGTATGTTAGCCTATTTGACATCGTCAATAATTTTCAGTTGATGTACACCGGCAATCACTCATTGGTTAATAATGAGGAGCGTTATAAGATATTGTTCCACGCAAAGAGAGCCATCCAGGAGTTGAACTACGATGCGTTCAAGGAGATTAAAGTCCTTGAGCTTAGCGTCTGCGATCAACTACGCTATGTGCTGCCGCATGACTTTGTCAACTGGGTGCGCATCTCGCTTTATGCGAACGGAACTTTGTTGCCTCTTTCTGAGAATATACAAACACTATCATCAAAAGCATATTTGCAGGACCACAACTGCAATATTTTGTTTGATCAAAATGGTAACATCTTGGAGCCGCAGTACTCCAACATTGACTACGATCGAATCAAAGGAACCAAGAAGAGTATCTACCTTAATCATGGCCATCAGTTTCACGGACATGAGGGATATTGCTGTGACGGTAATTGGTATTTCGAGCATAGTATAGGTGCTAGATTTGGTCTCAATACAGAGACAGCTAATCGTAACCCTACGTTTAATATTGACAAGAAAGCTGGGGTGATAAACTTTGACAGCGCAATCTTGGGTTATAACCACTACAATAATAATAACGACCCAAATCACCCTCATAATCTATCTGCAACAGTTATTCTTGAGTATGTGTCTGATGGTATGGAGAATGGTGACAACTCAGCTATCTCAGTAAACAAATTATTTGAGCAGTATGTGTATGCCTATATCAGATATGAGATACTAAATGCAAAGCTTGGGGTACAGGAGTACATTGTGGCTAGAGCTAGAAAGGAGAAGCAGGCGCTTTTAAGAAATGCAAAAATAAGAATTAGCAACATTCATCCAGGAAGGCTCTTAATGAATATGAGAGGAATGGATAAGATAATCAAATAACAATGGCGAATTTTACAAGGAACTTTATTGCCGGTAGAATGAATAAGACATTCGATGAGCGAGTAGTCCCTGATGGGGAGTACATTGACGCTATGAATGTTAGGATGGGATCGACAGAGAAGTCGGAGGCAGGAGTCATTGAGAATACGAATGGTAACTTGCCATTGACTGCATTGACCTATATTGACGGTACGCCATTGAGTACTGATGCAAGATGTATAGGGGCTATAAATGACAGCGCAAGAGAGACTTTGTATTGGTTTGTTCATGACCCAAATTCTAAAACTTCTCCAACTGGAAAGCTTGACCTTGTTGTTTCTTTTAATATGGTATCTCAGGTATTGACATACCATATTGTTAGCGTGAATGATGGAGGTGTAGTAAATACTACATTGAATTTCAATCCTGACTATTTGATTACAGGGGTTGACATTGTTGAGGATTTATTATTTTGGACTGATGACTATAATCAGCCTAGATTTATCAATATCAATAGGGGCTACGCTAATCCTGACGCTTTAGGCGTTGACTATAACGGTCAGCCTGACCTGCTTGCAGAGACGATCCTTGTTATTAAGAAGCCACCTACCGAAGCCCCAACGATAGAACTTATTGAGGTAGATGGTCAAGAGAATTATCTAGAGGATAGGTTTTTATGCTTTGCTTATAGGTATAAATATGTCGATGGAGAATATACAGCTACGTCACAATGGTCTGAGATTGCATTTGAGCCAAGTTCTTTTCAGTTTAGTACAAATAGTTTCCTTAATCAGGGAATGGAGAATAAGTACAATGCTGTTAATGTAAGCTTTAATACAGGTGGCCCATTAGTGGTTGGTATTGATTTATTATATAAGGATGCAACAGGAAATATAATAAAAGTAATCGAACGATTTGACAAGCAGAATGCTGGATGGACAGATAATACCATTCAAACATATCTATTCGTAAATAACAAAATATTTACTATTCTTCCAGAGTCTGAGTTGTTGAGGCTTTATGATAATGTCCCAAGACTTGCTAAGGCTCAAACAATTATGGGCAATAGGTTGATGTATGGAAATTACGTTGATGGATACGACATAGTTGATAGCAATGGTCAGGATGTAAGATTTGATTACACTACTGAGTTAGTATCTCAGTTTATTGGAACCAATGATATACCATCTAGTACTAGCGATAGCTCTTTACCTCTTTCAAACACTGCTTTTAATCCTTGTTCTCCCCCTTGTACTAGACCCAATACTCAACTAGACATAGACCTTACAGGGATACCACTATTACAAGGTAGGATATTAGCTTTTGACATAACCTTTAACACTTTTTCTACTTTAGGTTATGACGTAAGTTGCAGTTTTACTTTTACTCTTCCGGTAAATTATAGCTCACCTTATCAATTAGCAACAAGTATAGAGTTTCAGCAAGCAATAGGGACAGCAGCAAATATAAAGCCTATATATAATCCAATTCCTGGAGGTGACGATTCTTGTGATGGATTAACATTTACTGATATATATAATTGTGCTTGGCCTCAGTTCTTGTCACTGTTTGCATATAATGGCATTAAATACGAGAGTGGAATCACAGCAAATGGACAGCCGATAGCAATAACAGCCTCTCCTAGTAGCAATATTATTTCTTTACAGTTTTTGGCTATCCTATATTATGACTACACTCAAACACCTCCGTATGATATAGTAGGTTTATTTGGCAATATTAAAAATGCTAGCGTTCAATTGCAGGATTTATCAAGCCAAAAAAGCTTGCATAGTAATAGAGATTATGAGATTGGGATTGTTTATATGGATGAGTTTGGCAGATCAACTTTAACAAATGTAAGTTCATTAAATACTGTTCATATTCCATGTAGTTACTCATCTCTTGTAAACTCAATCACAGTAACAATCCCAACGACACAAGTTGCTCCTTATTGGGCTAAAAGATATAAGTTTGTATGTAAGGCAAATCAAGCAGGATACGAGACTATTTACTCAAGTATATTTTTTACCAATAGCTCTACTCAAGAGACATACTTCTTACTTCAAGGAGAAAACCCAAGAAAAGTAGAGGAGGGAGATAGGTTAACTGTAAAGGCAGATAGTGAAGGTCCGATGCAAACTTGTGTTTTTGCAACCGTATTAGAGAAGGAGGCAAAGCAATCTGGGTTTGACCCTTTGATTACACCAACACCCCCTGCTGGTGTCTATATGAAAATAAAGGCTAATGGCTTCTCTGTGAATCCATTGTCATACTCTACAATAGAATTCGGTACACTTACTGCGGTTAGTTCTACTTCTGGAACGTCACCTATATTGGCATACCCAATGAGCTTAGAAGACCCATCAAACCCAGGATTTTATATACCCTATTCAGTTGATGCAGGAACTGTTATTGTATTTGATATAAGATTCGAGAGAACAGGCTTTGGGGGTAATGCTTGCGAAAAGAGGATATATACATTAAAAAAGACTTATGTGTCTTCCTCTAATTATGCAAATATGCAGGATTGGTTTATAAATGACAATATTGCAAGTACTTTAAATGATGGGGATCAAGAAGTTGGAGGAGGTGCTTGCCCTGTAAATAATGTTTTTATACCTACTAATGGGACAATCACATCAGGTCAGTTATGTGATAATTATTGGCGATTTTATCTGCATCCAATAACTGGGGCTTTAGAATTATATATGTCAGGGACTTGGGCTTGTGGCTCAACTCAAAAAAGAAAATCAAGAGTAATTGCAAATATTATTGTCTTTAGAACAGCGGAGTCAATTATATTTGAAACTCAACCAATTGACACGCTACCTGATGTATTTTTCGAAAATGAATTATCATTTCCGATTGATGCAAATGGCAATCACTTGTCAAATGGTGCCCCTGGAGACCAATCTCAAGATATAAGCTTAGGTGTCCCTGCAATAATCCAAACAGGGTTCTTTAACTGCTTTGCATTTGGTAATGGTGCCGAGAGCTACAAGATAAGAGACTCAATCATCGGCAGAGATTTTAATCTTGGCAACAGGGTAACAACAGTAGCTGCTCAAGACTATAAAGAGTCAAGACGTTTTGCTGACATCACTTATAGTGGTGTATATAACCCTGAGACCAATGTCAATAAGCTTAATGAGTTCAACGGAGCATTGCTTAACTACAAGAACCTTGAGCTGTCATTTGGAGCAGTATACATCCTTGATGGCAGAGAGACTGACGTGTTAGTCCTGCAAGAGGACAAGGTGTCATACGTCCTTGCAGGAAAGAACCTATTATCTGATGCTGCTGCCGGTGGTGCCATAACCTCAGTCCCTGAGGTATTGGGTACACAGATAGCGAGAGTCGAGAACTACGGCATAAGTTTCAATCCTGAGAGCTACTCTAAATGGGGCTATGACAAGTTCTTTACTGATGCCAAAAGAGGGGCAGTAATACAGCTTAAAGGCAACTCATACTCTAATGAGCAGCTTGCAGTTATCTCTGATATGAACATGAGGACATGGTTTAGAGATGAGTTCATTGCAAGGTTCAATAACCAAAAGCTCGGAGCGTTTGACCCATATATGAACGAGTATGTGCTGACGCTGAACGACAGAGAGATACCGATGGAGGAGGAGTGTATTAAGTGTGGTGTCACTAGAACCTTTACATTTGCTCAGGGTAAGATAGCATCTGAGGTGAATTTCTGTGTAGACTTTGCAACTAAAGTTGGGCCTGTAAATGTGGATTGGTTAGTTCAAAGTATTGATGTGGACGCTGACTTTGTTATTGACGTAGAGTACGATGGTACTACTTATACGTCAGGGCTACAAACCTCATCAGGGTACTTTGACTTCTTTAAGAATACCCAATTACCATCTACAGGAACGGTTACTATTACAGCCACAGGCAATGTTGTGATTAGCGTAACTATTGGATGCCCAGTGCCTATACCAATGACACTTGTAGAGGTTGTACTCACAGATGACTGCGATGCAGGCCTGACGACACTAAAACAATTTAATTATGTCAATGGGACATATACTTCGCCCACGCAATCTAATTTCTTTATCTTTGCGTCAGGGACGAATAACCCATTGGTGTCATACTATCTTGCAACGAATGGATTTGAGGGTCAGGGTAGCCTACCACCAGAGGGAGCGTTAATGACGTTACAGATAAATGAGACACCGCCATATGTGTCATATAACTTTGACCCAGGACAGAATAAGTTCAGATACGCAAGGACAACAGTGCTATATGGCAATAATGATATTGATATGCAGGCAATGCTGGCAATATCAAATATAGCTACGCCTATACTTAATCCATCAACTGGTATCTATAATGCTACCTTTACTGTGCCACCAACATTAGACGGTCAGTACTTGTACGTTATATGGGATTTAAGGTCATCAATTGGCGTAGAGCTTTGTTATGACCCTGAGTCGTTAGAGGCTGTGTGCTGCGAATGCTTACCATGTACAGAACTATGTAACTCATATTTGTTTCAAAATCCGTCAACAGCAACTGAGGATGCAATTATAGAGTTTCCTCTTGGCTTATGCGGATCGCCTGAGACACACACAGAGACTCTAGCTCCTGGTGCATCAGTAAGCCTATGCATACCAAATGACAAAGACAATTATATCATTTTACAAGGCAGTCCAATTATTTATATGGAGAGTTGTTTTTGTGGAACTTAAAAATAAAATATGCCAACACAACAAACATTTTATCTAAATTGCCCAACACTAGCGTCAGCGACAACAGTGTTCTTGGACCCAGGACTTACTACAGTAGCTCCTGATGGGTACTACTTTGATGGCACCACAGCAAGACAACAAGTTGGGGGTATATTATTTCCTGCTGAGGCCTGTCCTACTTGCGGCACTGAGTGCAAGGGCACAGTAGAGGCACCATCCCTACAAGGCGTTTATACCATCACATTTGATGCAGGTAACACACCAACGTCAGTGGGGGCTGTTATAATCACCATAGCTGTAAATAGTACAGTCAATGGTATAAAGGCTGTTTATGACTCTGTTACATATAACCAATTAAGCTCTCAAGGCTATGGCTATCTCGCTGGAACACCAAGCACGTCATATACCTACATAGGAGCATCGCCAAATGACTGCATTGTCGTTGGCACTCCTGTGAGCCTTGACCTATATGATTGGGATGGAACTACATACATCCCTGTTGGGACAACTAGCGTTACGGTATCGGCTGGTGAGATGCAGCTAACCGCAGGCAATCCTGACCTATGCGTAATGGTGATACCAAAAACAAATGCTACCGAACGATATATCAACGTGACAATCGTAGGGATATGTCCTGACTCTGAGGCTGTTGTAGGTATCTCATGCCCATTGGAGCTTCCATCATTCTTAGGCACTTATGGCGTACCAACAGTATCGCCCGAGTTCTTCTGTAATTTCCCATACAACTACACCTACTATGTGGCACCTGTTAATGGTGATGGCATCACACTAGGGCTATACGATTGGGTGTTCTTAGATAGTAGCGGAGCGACAGTACTGCCAGATGGATACTATAGGGCATTGCCAGTTCCGGCGCCATACGACACGTTCCAAGTACAAGACGGAGTAATCATTGCATTCCATTCATATTGCGCATCATAAAAAATAAATAATGGGAAAAGACCCTATAACTCCAGTTGACCCCTTAGATCCAGGCCCAATAATACCTGTCCTTATTGAGGACTTCTATACACTATCTTTCAGTAATGCTGTATCGGGATGGGTGTCATTCTACTCGTACAACCCTGATTGGATGATAGGAATGAACCAATACTTCTACACGTTCAAGGGAGGTAATCTGTACAGGCATAATGTCAACAAGAAGAAAAACACATTCTATGAGCCTTGGTGGACCATTCTCAGTGACGCTACCGCAGCATTTACGCCAACAAGAATGACGAGTGTATTCAATACAGTTCCTCTTGAGAATAAGTTGTTTAAGACGCTTAATCTTGAGGGCGATGCAACGTGGAGCGCGATACTATATACTGACATCCAAGACTCAGGGTATATCCTTGATACTTGGTTTGAGAAGAAAGAGCAGTCATATTTCGCATTTGTCCGTAATGATGCAAGCGGTGAGTTGGCTATTCGCAGTACAAATGGTATCGGTAAGAGCTATCAGGTGAACGTAGCAGGGGACACGATTGACTTCTCAATATCACCGCTAGTTGACCTTGGCAATATTATGAGCATTGGCGATATGCTATACTTCACATTACCGCCATCAACAACTCAGTACTTTGCAGGGCAAATACTACAGATAAATAGGAATTATAAGCTTGGTATCAATCAGATTGTCATCGACATTACGATACCTGGCACTACTCCGATACCAGTACAAGATGCCTACTTCTTCTACACCAAGAACTCAGTGGCTGAGTCGCATGGTGTGCTTGGTCACTATTGTGTATTTGAGATTACAAATTCTTCTACATCAAAAATAGAATTATTTGCTGTAGAGTCTGAAGTTATGAAATCTTTTCCATAATTTTGTGTTTATGGAAGAGCTAACTATAAGACCATTGACAATGGAGGACTACGATGCCATATTGGTAGAGTGGTGGAAAGAGTGGGAATGGACCCCACCAACAAGGGCATTCTTGCCTGATGATGGGACCGGTGGTGTTATAGTTTATGATGGCGATACGCCTATCTGCGCAGGGTTTATGTATATGACAAACTCAAAAGTGTCATGGGTAGATTGGATAATCTCAAGTAGGAAGTACACCAAAAAGCCAATGCGCAAGGAAGCGATAATGCTATTGGTATCAACTTTGACAGAGATAAGTAAGAACTTGGGAAACGAGTATTGTTACGCACTGATTAAAAACAAAAGTCTTATTGACACATACAAGGAGATTGGCTATGTAAAAGGCGATGAGTATGTTGGTGAGATGATAAAAATACTATAAATATGGCAGCAATTACAGGAGCAGTTATAGGTCTAGGCACAGCGGCAGTTACTACCGGTATGTCATTTGCTCAGGCAGCTAAGCAGAACCAATTGATGAAAGAGGCTCAGGCTAAGGCAGACCAAGCTATGAGCGAGGCTCGTAAAAAGCTAGAGGTAAACTACTACGACCAACTTGCAATTAAAAAGGAGCCGTATGAGCTACAGAGAGAGGCGATGCTCTCCTCAGGCGCTCAGGCACTAGAGGGAGCAAGAGAGGCTGACAGAGGCGCTGCGGCAACAGCAGGCCGACTACAGGCTATGCAGAACCAAGCACAGGCAGACATTAGGACTCAAATGGGTCAGGAGTTGATGGCCCTTGAGAAGCTGTCAGCTACTGAGGAGTCAAGGCTTAGAGACGTAGGAGTGCAGTTGGATATGGGTGAGGCTATGGGTGCCCAGCAGGCTGCTGCTGACGCTCAGGAGGCAAGAACAGCTGCATTGGGTCAGGCATTCCAAGGCATCTCAGGAATGGCAGGATATGCTGCTGAGATGGTGCCATTGTATATGCAGAATGCAGCTAGCAAGCAATTTGGGAAACAGCAGGCTGAGTATAGTAAGAGAGCTGCTGCTGGGCAGTTGGGTGCTGAGTATATGATTGATGGTAAGCCAATGACCTATCAACAGGCTATACAGAAAAAGTTTGGACTAGATGTAGGAGGAATGAAGCAAGCTGACTTTGAATCATATATGACAGGTAAGGGCAAAAAGTTTATCAATCAGTATGACTTGTTTGGATCCACACCTGTTACCCAAACGCAAACTCCACAGCAAAGACAAGAGGCTGAGATGTATATGAGAGGGACAATTGGGACTAGCAGTGTAAATCCATTTGCTCCTTATAATACAGGATTTAATCCATATTTACAGCAACAGCAATCAGGATTTGATATGCTTGGAGGATATTCTCCATCAAATGAAACATTCCCTATGCTTGATAGATTTTAACAAAAATGAACGAAGAAGCAGTTAATCTTATATTTGATTGGGTAAAAGGTAGAGGATACCAAGGAAGTAAAGAAGAATGGCTAAATTATATTTATGCCAACGATGATGCCTTTAATTATATCTACGATATTGCAAAACAAAGAGGATATCAAAAAGACCAAAATTCTTTTGGTACACTTATAGGTAGAACCACTCCTGTAGCAACTACTGAGCCTGCTAAGACTGAGCAAACTACAATAGAGCCTGCAAAGACTGCTCCTGCAAAGACTGAGGTTGCGACTACTATACCTGTTGCTGAAACGAAGCCAGCAGTTACGGTGAAAAGCGTAGAGGCTACACCTACTAAGGAGGAGCCAATGACTGCCGAGAAGAAAGAGGTTGTCAAAAGTGACATTGAGAGCCAGCTCCTTCCTGTCACTGAGAAGACTGAGGTGAAAGCTATCGAGACACCAAGTGACAAGATGGTGATCAAGTCAGAGACGAAAGCGGAAGTGAAGCCTACAGAGGTAGCAAAGGTAGAAGTAAAAGAGGTGAAGGCTGAGGAGCCTAAGATGAAAGTAAAAGGTAAGCTCAAGCCAGAGCCAGTAAAGATAGAGACAATAAAAGTGGAGAGCGAGAAAGGCCCGACAACAGTAGAGGTTCCTAGCTTTGCTGTTCCTGAGCCAAGAAAGAAATATAAGCCTTATGGAGAAAAAGGTCCTGACGTGTACTACTCTGAAGAGTATGACCAGTATATTATTAAGGAGGGAGACAACAGAACAGTAGTAAATAAAGGCTCAGGTAAGTATGAAGAGTTAACAAATAAAATCTCAGAGTCAGTAGGCTCAACAAAAGAAGGAAAAGGAAAATGTGACACTCCTCCTTTTGTAGGCTGTTCAAAAGAACAAACTGCACTTACTAATTTTAAATACTATAAAGGAGATAATTATGCTATGGGAAGTGGCAGAACCGATGAAGGAGGGTTAATAGAAACATTAGATTATAGAAAAAATAGACTTGAAAAATATGGTGAATCAGTTTGGTCGCTTTATGGAGAAGGAGACGATCCAGATAGAAAAACAGAAGGAGACATTTATTATGCAAATCAAGAACCTCCAAAGTCTGATAGATTTATAACATATAAACCTTTCGGGAATGACAAAACTTTAATATATGACAAAGAATCAGGGATTATATTAAAACAATTAGACCAAAAAGCCCCAATGGTTGATCTCAGTGTAACTGGTCAAGTAGTTGACGAAAAGGGCAATGTAGTAAAAAAGGGTTCAGACCCAAGAGAATATTGGCAAAAATACGCAAGAGAAAATCCAAATGAGGGATTGACTGTTTGGCAAGGTTACGAGCTAGACCATCCTGAATACAAAGAACTAAAGTCAATAATAGAAGGTGTAAATTATAAGAAAGAGAAGGGGTCGAAGAATACTTTTATAGTTCCTTCTACTGAAACTCAATTTGTTCCTGATTGGTTAAAAAAATAAATAAAATCATATGCCACCTAAGTCATATTTTGGTTACGTTGAAAGGGAAGCTGACAGTTATGTAAACTGGGCTGATGTCGGCAGGACAATAACAAATACTGTCGATGAGATTGACCGTGTACGCACCGAGAAAAAAGCCGCCATTGACGCAGCCTATAAGGAAGGACTACAACGAATAAATGACATACCACAAGGTGAGAACAGGGTATTAAACGAGTTCTCAATAAATCTTGGGTATAACCAAGCAGAGAACCTTAAAATACAAAACAATTTATTGAAGTCCGGCAAACTAAGCCCTAAGGACTTTGCCGTGTATTTACAAAATACAACTGACGACATTGACTCAATATATGGTACACTTACCAATGCTCAGCAAGTATTCAAGGAGAAGCAAGACAGGATGAAGGCAGGGGCGAATCAAGGTATTGAGGTGATAGATGCTATCGACTTAGAGAAATACGGCAACTTTGCTGACCTGCAAACATTCTCAAACATAAACGGTAAGCTGTCATTTGGCGTTACTGAGGAGACAATAGTAGATGGACAAAAAGTTCGAAAAGTAAAACCTGGCCAAGAGAATATCCTATCAGTAGATATGCTCGTTGGTGCCATGAACAGAAAGTACGACAGGTATGACTATGTGAAAGATGCATCAGGATTCGTGGAAAGGCTTGGAGAAAGCATAATGTCATACAGGACTTTAGGAGATAGGATGAAAGCTGGTACTATTACAGAAATAGTGGACAAAACAGGAGAATTAGACCTTGTCAAAGCAGCAGAATATGGGATAACAGATCCAGTAGAAATAGACAGACTTAAAAAAGTAGTCGCTGATTTTAAGGAAGCAGAAGAAAAATACATAAAAGCTTCATTGTCAGAATATAATATGTCATCTATTATTACAGAAGAGTTAAATTATGAAGCAACATTTGATAAGACCTTAGCTGAGAAAGACCCTAAAAAGTATATGTATGCGGAAAGACAAAGCAATGGTGTTATTAAGCCTATGCCTACTCCTGAGCAGGAAAAAGAAGCTGAAAACTTTATGAGAAATCAGATGCGTCAAATGATAGACAAGAAATTGAACATCAAGACATATATAGACCAAGCACAAGATAAGCCCGAAAAATCTATACCACAACCAACCGCAGCTCAAAGTGCTAGACTTGAAGGTATTGAAGATGTACAAGGCTCAGCAAGATGGATTGGTCAATTATATAGCGGAGATAATAAGGTGAAACAAAACGCATTAGAAATACTTAGAAATGAAACTGGAGTAGAAAGTGCAAGATTTGTAGATATGGGAAATGGAGTTGTTGGATTAGAAATATCTAATAATCAAGGCAAAACATCAACAATAAAAATCTCGGATGATATAACTGTAGCGCAATTCGGTAATGCAGTAGCAAGTGCAATATATACAGACACAGAGAATAGAAAAGTATTGAATAGGTATCAGAATAAATTTGACGAAGCTATTACTGCGCAGCACTCAAAATTTACTCCTATGGATACAGCTGATAAGCCCGATCAATATTGGACAGCTGTTGAAGTTAAAAAAGAAGATCCTTATATATTATTTGTAAACGAAAATAAAAAAACGGATGAGAATCCTAAAGGATGGTGGGGAGAAGCTTTTCTTGATATGCCTGCGGAAAATGTTGCAAATAAATTAAATGATAATTTAAAAAAATATGGTGAATTTAGAGCGAGAAATACAACTGGATATTTTAGCGAAGTAACGGTTGAAAAACTTGATGAAAATGGAAAAGTTATTTCGTCCGTAAAAATTCAACCAAATTGGGGAGGAAAAAATGATAATAAAAGAGATAACAATATGCAAATATTGGAGAATTTCTTACAAGATAATATGATAAATAAAGGCGGCTCAAACTCTACACCAAAGCCACCTAAACCGCCAAAACCAGGAGGATAAAATACTTTAATAATATGAATGAAGAATATATAAAAAGCCTTTACGATTGGATCGTATCTCAAGATAATGAATTTAGCAATGTATCATTGCAAGATTTTTCTGAAGGATTAAAAAATGAAACATATGTAAAAGAAATACACAATTATCTTTTGCAAAAAGATAATTCATTTGCGTCATTAGATGAGTTTTCGGCTGGGCTAAAATCCACTCAACAGCCAATGGCTCAAGAGCAGCAGCCTGTTAAAAAAAAAGAAGCTTTTGGGGATTATGGCGTACTTGGCTACCAGCAAACAGAGGGTCCAATACAGCGCTCGATAAAAGAAGGAAAGCCTACGGAATCATTATCGGAAGAGTTTTCATCGGGGTCACAATTAGCTGATGCCTATGGCCTACCTGTTAAAGGTCTTGAGAAAATAACTCAAACACAGCAAGATGTAGCTCAAATAGAAAAACCTAAAAGCCCTTTTGACTTACAGTTAAAACAAGAGGTATATGCAAAAAAGCAAGAGGAGATACAAAAAGAACAGCTAAGAGTTCTAAGAGAAACGAATGCCCTTAAACAAAAAGAGCAAGAGATACAAAAGGAAATACAACTCGAAGCTAATCTTAGAAGCGAGACCCCTGACTTTATAAACAAGCTCAGTACAGTAAACACCAGTATATTTGACGACTACTCTAATATAGATGCAATTAAAAAAGAGTTCGCTCCATATGGTATAGTAGTAGAAAAAACTGGGTTCTTTGGCAATAAGCTAACCGCAAGATCACTGAACGGAGAAGTTTCCGTAGAAATAGACCTATCAGTAGACTCAAACACCGAAAAGGCGGCTGAGCTAGAACGTCTTAGAAGTTTTATAAAGCAAAACAATAGGGTGTCAGAAGAAGAAGACTTCCTAAACAAAGCTCTTCGTGCTAAAAACATGAGACCTTCTGCAAGAACAAATGATGATGGCACTCAATCAACCGTAAAATTTGTTTCATTTGACAATAAAGTAATTCCAACTCTTTTCCCAAAGGTACCAAATCCTAAGACTAAAGACGACTGGATGGAATTGCCATTCGAGCAAGCACTTGAAGAAGCAAAGAAAAGAGGTGAAGTATTTACATTTAAAACAGATAAAGAAGCTAAAGATTTTGCTGCTGGTTCTTGGAAAGAAATATCTAAAGTAGACATAGAGGGTGATAAATTTTTCAAGCAAAGAGGCAGGGACTATATGTCCGATGCAAAAAAGCTTGACAGATATAAAGAGCTAGAGTCAATAATAAACTTCGTAGAAGGGTATAATCTTAAAAGCAGAACATCTGATGGGTATAAAGGATCAGCACTTACAGAACTAGCAAAAGAGCAATATCCAAATCTATTTATAGGTGGCAATAAATTGAGAGGAGACATCAATGAAGTCGTAGCTCAATATAAAAAAGAAAGAGATTTATTGAAGTCTCAAGTAAAAGACATGACGTTTATGAAACAAGATGGCACTCTTGAAAAAACAGTCATGGACTTTGATGCTCATTTAGCAAATCTACAAAGAGAAGCCTCTATGGAATCGGCAAAGTTATTCAGAGAGGCTAAGACCGATATAGACATTATAGATGCTGAGTCTTTGAAAAGGTTTAATATGCCTATCGAGACTTTGATGAAAGAAAATGTAAATAATATCCAAGACAAACAAGCATATAATAATTTAGTCCAGAAATATAGTGAGGCTCAGAAAATAGCTAAGACAGCAGCTATGAAATACGATGAGTCTCAAACTTATTTCGATGCTAAAACCAATAAAGAGATAACAAGTGAACTCTCAGACAATTGGAATGCCATCTCATCATCTTTAAGTGATGGGTTGAAGAATGGATTTATAGGAGACCAATTACTAGCGCTATCAATGCCTGGTTATGTGTCTTGGTCTGGAGTTAAAGACAAGGAGAGTGCAGCAAAATATATATCAAGTACACTTGCTGGTATGAGTGGCACTCAAAGCCGTACAATGACAAGACTTGCTGCTGCAACGTCAGCTATGGATTGGATTGACGTGATACTTGACGATCCGTTTGAAGCAACAACAATTGCTGTAGGTCAGTCATTATCACAGATGTTGCCTTATGGAATTAAGATAGTTCCAGCTATTACAGCCCCATCTACTGGTATAGGTTCAGTAACAGGTCTTCTAGGCGGTCCTTTTGCCCCATTTACTGTAACGACAGGTGCAACAGCAGGATTTTTTACAGGTCTAAAAATGGGACAAGCAGTGACAGGTTTTGCCACTGAGTACACAAATGCCGTAATGGAGGCCGTAGAAAATAATGGATACAAAGCTCTTGACCCTGAATCGTTGGAACAGGCGCTAAATGACCAAAGAGTTTGGGATGAAGCAAGGGCTGTTGGTCTAGCTAGAGGTGTTCCTATTGCTGTTGTAGATTATGTAACAGCAGGCCTTGCAGGGAAAATGATAAAGCCGGCAAGTAAATTAGCTACAACTAGCTCAAAATTATCAAGAGCAGCAGCTGAGAACGTAATAATAGACCCATTAGCTGAAAGTGGTGGTGAGCTTGTAGCGCAGGGTAGTGAGATTGTCTTTGGCACAGGAAGGAAGGAGATTGACTTTAATGAGGTAGCACTTGAAGGATTAGGCAGTATAGGTACAAACGTGCCGAACTATGTACTTAACACATATAGTGCTATAAAGAAAAATACGGATATTGATCTTGCATATAGTCTAACTGACTATAAAAATATAGCATCAGAGAATGTATCTGATGAGCGCATATCAAGTTGGGCCAATAATATGCAACGCCTTGGGAAGATTGACGAGTCAGTTAATCAGAAGATACAAGAGAATGTTGGCCTTAGAAGAGATGCTAAGGGCTTGATGTCTGTTGGCGGTAAAAAGGTAAATGACAATGTCACTGCTAGGACAATGGAGCTACTTGCTGCCAAAAAAGAGCTTACATCGTCTAAAGAGAGACAAGAGATTTATGGCGAAGATATAAGAGCTATCAATGAGGAGCTTTCTGCTATGGGCAAAAGCAAGGAGCTATTGCCAGCAGAGAATCAAGTTGACCTAAGTAGTATCTCAGGTATTGAGACTAAGGAGGTAGGAGAGTATATGATAAATGGTAGAAGATATACTAAGCAACAATTTTTAGATAAAATCAATTCATCCACTCCTGAGAGACTTGCAAAGTTAAATATTGGTGTCAAGAATGACGAAGAAGTATCTCAGACATTAAACGATAAATTAGATGCCTTTCAAAAGCAAACAACAGGTGAAGTATCTGTACAGCCAGAAGCCGGAATTGGCCAAGAGATGGTCGAAGGAGAACCCGAAACAGGACTTGAAGCAGCTCCCAAGCAAGGTCTCAGCCCCGAAGAAAGCCAAAGGAAAGAAGAACTCTTAGCAGCATTCGAGAACCCCTCAGAATTAGAAAGCTTTACAGAGGGTGAACCAAAACCTCTTATTAAAGTTAATGACGCTTATGAGGATAAAGCTGATGCTCAGGCTGAACTTGACGCATTACTCCAAAAAGAGCAGGCTACCCCTGAGGGCTTAGGCGCTCAGCTTGAGATAGCAGAAAAGGAAGCTGCACCTGTACAGCCAGTAGAGACATTTACTGAGCAGGACAAAGCGAGACAGCAGGAGCTAACTGATGCACTAGCTAAGGCTGACAAGAGACGCAAGAACATAACTGTTGGTGAGACGGTCATGCCAAAGGCTGACGTGAAGGCTGAGCTTGACGCTCTTAATCAGAAAGAACTATCATCACAGCAACCTGTAACTGAACCTGTAACTGAGACATTGACACCTGAGCAAGAGGCTGACAAGCTAGAGCAAATGATGCTAGCTAAGATGGGGGCACCAAAGGTTGAGGCGGCACCGGTAACTGAGACTCCTGTGACTGAGACTGTACCTATAACCGAGGTGGCTCCTGAAGCAACAGAAGAAGTCAAAGGGAGTCCTTGGGATATTGTAAATGCAGAAGAAAAAGCGTACAGAGAAAAGCAGCAAAAGGATAAAGACCAAGCTACAAGTGATATTGAATTGATAAACAATGGAGATCAAAAAACCATTGACAAGTACTTCAAAAAGAGTGGATATGTAGAGATAACAGGAAATGAAACAAACCCAAACCTAAAAGGTAGAAAAGGAGTTTACAAACAAACGGGAGCTTCTCTTATTATAAAAGGTAGTAAGCAAAAAGCTGCATTAGATACGGCAACAAATATTTCTAAAAAGAAAATACAAGGATTACCTAGTGCAAGAGTTGAGCAAATCGTAAGAGAATTTGAAAAGAAATCAAAACAACCAAAGACTGAGGCTCCTGTAACTGAGGGTAAAGTAGAAACAGAAAACGAAAAGACTGCCAAGAGAATTAGAGGTAAGAAAATGAAAGGCACCTTGTCAACTCTTGACTTTGGCATAACTCAGACCGTATACAATGGGGCATTGGAATTTATGGCAAGGCAGGTTGAGAGTGGAACAAAAATAGGTGAAGCCATTACTGCTACCATAAATTGGATTGATACAAAAGTCGGCAATATAAAGTGGGACAAGGAATCATTTAGCAAGTATATGAATACTGCGGCTGAACAGAAAAAAGATATCCCTGAATTAAAAGATGTAAATAGTACAACTAAATTATTAAAGAAAAATAATACTATTTTATCAGCTTTAAGAGATGCGATTGCAAATATTAATAGAAGTTATGTTTTAATAAATGGTATAAAATACACAAAGGATGAAATAAAAGATTTAATTTATGATATAATAGGATCTGAAGTTGACAAAATAGTTGATATAAAAATTACAGGTTCAAGAGTATATGGCACATCTAAAAATAATAGTGACTTAGATATAATTGTTGAATACGAGGGAGATATAAGAGAAGACACTTTATTTGATATCGCTAATGGAGAGCGGTTAAAAATAGGGAATGTAAGAATAGATATAAATCCAATTAAAGCAGAAAAATCAGGTACTATTTCAGAAAATGCAATTAAAGAAAGAAAATACCTAGATGAAGTAGCAGATGAGAAATATCTTGCAAGAGCCTACCATTCAGCGAAAGTAGATGGTACTAATCCTAAATTAGTAGAAGCAGTCGAAGGTTTACTACAACCTGCTAAAGAAAAAACGCCATCTCTATCAGATGCTGTCAGGAGCTTAAAGATAAAAGGACCTGGTGGATTGCAGAGTAATATACTTGGTGTACCTATTGCAATATGGAATGCGGCAGTATTAACAACCGCTAATGCTATTGATGCTGGTGTTGCTGTTTCTAAGGCTGTAAAGAAAGGAGTAAAAAAAGTAAAGGACTTAGTAAAGAAAAATAAACTATCTAGCAAAATAACAGATAAAGAGATAGACGATGTAATATTAAAAAACATATTCGAAGTCATAAGAAAGAAAGCAAAGGATAGCGGTTTCTCCGATACAGGCGTTAGAATATATCTTAAAAGAAATGGTATTGATGATGCTACAATAGATATGTTATTTGGCGCTCCAGAAGAGGCTAGCACATCTAAGCTAAATGAGACCATACTGCCAGGCTACAATGAGATGATGAATAAGGTGGATGCTATGATCGCCAGACAAATAAAGAGAGGCACAGCAGTAGATAAGATAGGTAAGAACTTAGATGCATTACTTAGGAAATTTGATGCCTATATCAACGCCACTGATGCACAGAAAAAGGCATTAGAGCAAGAGGCAAGGAATAGAATTGGTGCAGCACAAAAACGTGCGCCATCTACTGGTAGAATACTAGGAGCATTCAAAGATATCACCAACCTTGGCAGAAAGGAGAAAAGCACAATCCTTAACAACATAATGAGACTTTCTAAGGATGCTGCAAACGACTTGGCAAATGAGATAAAGGCAATGAAGGTAAATGGTAAAATAACCATTAGCCAATTTACAGCCATTCAAAAAAGGCTGAGTAAGGTCAACTTCTCTAATGAGAGTTCCATTTCCTCATTTGTTGATTATATGGCAAAAGTATTCAAAGATGCCGAGTATGCAGAAAAAAAAGCAAGAGCAAATGACTTGCGGTCAAAGATAAAACAACTATCAAAGAATAAAGGCAAATTTGGAAACCTTACAACCTTCGCTGCTGAGTTTGCTAAGATTGACCCGGCAATGGTTGAGAATATTGACGAGTATATTGAGATGGCATCAAATGTCAAAGAGGGCGTACAAGGGTCAAAGATAGTAAGAGGGAATGTTATCCCTGCTGATATGGTTGACGTAGGCAAGACAATGGAGTATGTCAATAAAATGATGGAGGCCCAAGATAAGCTTGTCAGACAAAAGGCAATTGAAAGTCTACAAAATCTTATGGACGTAGATGTATCTGACCTTACATATGATAAGATAGTAGAATTGATTGATTTAGTTAGACAAGAAGAAAATACATCGGGAGAACAAAAAGAAGAAATATCAAAAAAAATAGAAGAGTTCTTTAAGCTAAATAAAGACAGAGAGAAAGCGGTAAGAGATGCTATTAACAAAATGTTTGACTCTTATGCCGCTGTTATAAAGAATATGTTTGAGACAGGCATCGACCCATTCTCTG